GAGATAATATGTTAAAACAAGTACAAACAGCAGTTACTTTCAGAAGTAAATCAACCATTGGTACTAAACTTAAGGTTCAATGTGATATGTGCCATAAATCATTTGATCAATCTTATGAGATATGTCCTTATTGTAGTTGGAAGTATGGTGATCCAATTCTACAAGAGATTATAGATGTTGATCTTACTGATGAGAATGGTAATTGGTTTGAAACTTATGTCATTGGCAGTGCTAATGGTGATAAGTATGCTGATGAACGTGGTGGATCATATGGACATGATTTGATTCGTTTCACAATAGACTGTAATAACTCTGAACATATGAAACTGTTTAGGTTGTTAGATGGTCTACGTGATAAAGATGGTTGTAGATACACCATGAAGTTGGTTGGATAATTATTAGGGTGAGTTAATAGCTTGCCCTAATTTTTTTCAGTTGCAATTTTTAACCATAAATCCTTGAAGGGAAGATAAATGATACTAAACTCTCTTTATTATCAGCATAGTAGTTGACAGTCGCTATGGATGAAAGGAAGTAGTAAGGAG